AGTCAATCTTACAAGCCGAACTACCCGAATTAATATGGGTTCCGGCACAAGTTCTAATCTTTTTCATTATCTTCTACAATTGGGATTATTAATAGTTATTTCCATCGAGCTGATATCAATGGCATCAATAGGATCGCTCACTTCCTGTCCGGTGGCTGTCATTGCACCGTATCTGCCATAAGAATAGTTCTCGGAATAAACATGCCTTACTTTGTCATCCGCTCCCCAGTCAAACCGGTTGTCTTCGAGTAATACATCAAGTAACCTTCCATAAATCGGGCGCAAGATATTCTTGAAAGAGTTTACCTCGCGTTCCTCGTTTGTCCAATCTTTGGTTGACGGGCAGGCGATAACTAATGAAACCTTTGACTTTGAATAGTAATGCCGGCTGTCACGTTTCTCACTTATCGGACAAAATAAAGCGACAAGAGGAAACTTCAAAGGCAACTGCCGCTCAGACTGACTGTATACATCAAGAGTATCCTTGATATATTGACTGTTCCCGAAGATATAGTTCAATGGTGGATTATCCACCTCCTGAAACCCTCCGTTGCCGTCAGGACATAGAATCTTAAGATTCTGGGAAGCCTTGGAAACTACATCACGAAAGATATCCACTATATCCATTGTCATAGGTTAAAGCTGTTTATTGGAGTTAACAGATTCTTGTTGACGTTCACTTTGAACGGGCATTCATCGGAAGAAGCCCAACAAACGAATTGTTTGTTTCTTTCAACCATTGTATTCCATG